ACTACAAGGGTGTTTGACTCTGCGGATGCTTTTAGTTCATTAGAGACTGTAACACCTGACCACGATAGACAAACTAATAGTCAACCTTATGTACCATTAATATATGTACCATCATCATATACATCAGTATCTCTTTTACTTTCATCCGACCCCCAAGGTACTAATGGGTTATTAAGTCAAGATTCGTATATCGCTAGGTTAGGTGCTGTAAAGGTTAAACAAGAGTTTCAAGATAGAATTGGACGAGAAATCCTTAGACAAACACTTGGGAGAGTAAATATTTTAAATGTTAATAGTACGTCAAATCTTGTTAATATATTAACGGGTAATGTACCTTTAATAGAACCTAACTATCAAATAACAATACCTAATAGCCCAATAATTGCTGCGGCAGATTTTGCTCTTAGACTTGCGGGTAGTACAACCCCATTTTCACTAATACCTGGTTCTTATTTTGACCCAGCTATTAACCCACCCCAACCAACAACAATTGGACAAGCGTTACTTGGAAACCCATTAGCCGCGGTAGGTAATTTTGTTAGTAAATTATTAAGTGGGGGTAAAACAGGGTCTCAATTATTTTATAATAATACTGGAGCAGGCCAAAAATCGTTATTGTTTAAAAACATTAACTTTAATAGATATAAGCCAAGTTATGATAGAACTGCATTAGATAGACTTGGTGGGGCAATTGTAGGTACAGAAACAAACAATGACAATTTTTACATTGGTTCAACAACATCGGAACCATCAAGAGTATTTTCTCCAAGTGGAGAACTTCCTGCTAATGCCTTTGGACAAGAACTACAAGTTCCTGTTTATGGTCCATCTGAGTTAGCTCAGTTATATGAAGGTCCAAGTAAAGAAATTCGTTTAGGTGCTAATGGTCCGACTTATAGTAATGGTGGTGGTATTGAAGGTGGATTCACTTGGGTATCTCCAAAATACAAAGGAAATGCGGGTAAGAAAGTAGGTGTAGGTGGGGTTATATTAAACCAAGATGAAGATTTTAAACCTTCTTCGTATAATACAACCGAATCTACAGAAAGAACCTATAGAGAAGGTTCAATCCTTGATGACACCCAAAGAATTATTAATAGCCAACCACAAGGGGGTAAAAGATTACAACACGTTGGTAATGCTATTGACCAAGTTAGTAAAGTATTTCACGATGGATATAAAGAAATGACCAAAGGTTCTAGAGTCCTAACTTATGTTGGTTCAATAGGACAAGAAGTTGGTACTGAATATTGTAGGGTTTTTACTAAAGATATTCCATATCTTCAATATAATGATTTACAAAAAGTTGATGGTGTTGTAACCGAAGGAAGAAGATTTTCATATTCGGTATTAGATAAGACATATAATCTTAATATTGCTCCAAACAAACAAGAGGGTGGACAAGATTCTACAAATATTATTGGAAATACAAATACTGCTTATGCTAAAAAATATATGTTCTCTTTAGAGAACTTAGCATGGGCAACATCAAACACTCCAGGGTTTGCTGTATCCGATTTGCCTGTTTGTGAAAGAGGGCCAAACGGAGGTAGGGTTATGTGGTTCCCACCATATGGTTTAACTTTTAGTGAAAACGTTCAGGCTAATTGGCAACCTAATGATTTTATTGGTAGACCAGAACCAATATATACTTATAAAAATACAACTAGAACTGGTACTTTAACTTGGAAAATAGTTGTTGACCATCCTTCAGTTTTGAATGTTATTGTTAATAAAGTTTTGGCTAACGAAACAAACAAAACAAGAATTGATAGTATTTTAGATTCATTTTTTGCTGGATGTAGAAAATACGATTTATATGAGTTAGCTAAAAAATATTATACAATAGGTCCAAATGACTTATATCAAATACAACAAGCGATTACATCTAAAGAACTTACAAAAGAACAGATGGAATATGTTACTAGTACTATTACTACAATACCACAAGTTGCAGGACAAACAGATGGTAATATTGGTGGAAATGGTGGAAGTGGTGGGGCACCTATTAATTTTGACAAATATTTAAATTTAGGGTTTTATTTTTCTAATGACTATCCTAAACCAAACGGAGCAAAAACAGATGCGGAGTTTTTGGTTAATACACCAAATTATAATTTAATGTATGATGAATATATAAATGAAAAACCAACATATTCTGTAAAACCAAACGGGCCTGAATTAGATGAAAATTATAATACCGTTGTTACACCAAATTATGAAGTTGGAAAACAATTGGCAATAGATATTGCTAATCAATTAAAACAAAATCCAAATGGAACGATTACATTAACAATAGATTCAAGTTGCTCTGCGCCAGCATCACAAACATATAATATTGAATTATCAAAAAGAAGAATTGCTTCCACAATTAAGTTTTTTGCTGAAGATTTAAATACTATGGAGTATGTTAAACAACAAAAACTAATACTTAAACCTGGTAAAACTTATGGTGAAAATAAAGTAGCATCATGGCCGTTAAAATCAAAAGTAACAAAACCACCATACTCAATAAATCAACTTGTTAGTTGGAGTGATGTAAATTGTAGTGATAAAGATAAAAGTGTTGTTGGTGGTGATACTCAAGTTGGTTCAAAAGATGTATACACCACAAATGCGATGGCGTGTAGAAGGTCGTATATTTCTAAAATTGATACAAATTTTGCACCTCCATCAGAACCAATACCTAAAAAAACCACAGTTGTTGTGGGTAATGTTGTAACTAAAACAGAAACAGTTCCTGTATTAGAAACTACTGTTGTACAAAGAGACAATATTAGTAAACGTGTATTAAGGGCTTTATTATCAGAGTGTGATTATTTTGAAACAATTAAGGAAGAAACTCCTATGGTTTATGATAACCTTAGAGATAAATTAAAATTCTTTCAACCAGCATTTCATTCAATAACACCTGAAGGACTTAACTCAAGGTTAACATTTCTACAACAATGTATGAGACCTGGTGATACTATACCAACAATCAAACAGATTGGAGGACAACAAGTTTTGGATTATAATAATGCCACAAATACTGCGTTTGGTGCACCACCAGTTTTAATATTAAGAATTGGGGATTTTTATAACACAAAAATTATTCCAACAAGTTTAGGTCTTACCTATGAAAATTTAGATATTAATCCTGAAGGTATTGGTATTCAACCAATGATTGCGAATGTTACAATGCAATTTAATTTTGTTGGTGGTAGCGGATTGAAAGAATCTGTTGATAAACTTCAAAACGCTCTAACATTTAACTATTATGCTAATACTGAAATGTATGATGATAGGTCTGACCCAACAGATGCAAGTTATAAAGTAATTGATAAAGATTTCTTAAAGTCGGCAGTTAACAACGTTAGTCCCCCAACTATAAATCAAGCAGTACCAAATAATGGGCAGACAAATGAAAATACTATTGGAACTATTTTAACTAGTGATGTAACATCAACTGGTCAAACAGGAACAATATCATATGGTGAGTTTATGACTAAATTTGTTGGTGAAACTCAAAATTATTTTACAAATGTTGTAAATAAAAATAGAGAGACAGTAAATCAGTATAATAATGGATTACGTCAACAATGGATGTTAGAACGAACATATACGGAGGGTACTTTTTTAATAACCGAACCTGAAAAAACAATTCTTTTTGGTAAACCAAATAATCTTGAAAAACGAGTTAATGTTATTTTTGAAGATTTATCTTCAGATGTAAATAATGGTGATGAAGGGTTTATTCAGTATATCTCAAAAGATTCTTTTGGTTTCTCATATAGGCTTAAAAATCAAATAAAGGAAAATTATTTAAATATTATTAAGAATAAAAGGGGTGGTTATTTAAATGCTGCGACAACAATAAGTCAAAGTATGACCAGTACCCAACAAAGCTATATTGGAAATATTGGAAGAATAAATACAATTACTTATGATAAGGATGGAAAAAGTATTCCAATAATAGGAACGGATGGACAACAACAAAAAAATGGGGTTGTTAGGTCTTATAATACATCAGGAACAACACCTGTTGATTCTAGTTCCGTTGGTGCGACTGACACTTTTGATGAGTTAAATAAAGATGTTACAAAGATTAGTAATAATATTAAAGAATTTAATCAAATTATTTGGGCTGAAAATACTTTTATATATACGGGTGATAATCAAAAGTATACGGGTGTTTTAGTGTTTGATGTACCTATAAATGGACCATATAAATTACCACAGGACCAAAAAGTTTTTATACCGTTTTGTAAAAACCAAAAATATGTTACAGAGAGTCCACTTTCAACATTTGATAGTTTTGTTTTCAGAAGTGTATATATGTTATTTTCGGATGACATTGTTGATTCAAAAAAATATGAAACATTTAAAACCGCAATGATAGGTAATGTACTTAAAAATCCCGCAATTATTGGTAAAGGTGCTGATAACATTAGCGAAGTGTTTGATTCTTATTGGGACAGAATTGCAAAAACACTATTTACTGAGGAAAATAGTATTACTAAAGAATTTATTAATTATATGGAAAAAGAAAAAGTAAAAGATTTCTTAAAATATACACCATTTAGTAGTAAAAAAAGGATTTTTACTTATACAACAGAAAATGCAAATACTGACGGACAACAAAAATTAATCAAAGGTTTAGGTGCAACCCAAAATCAAAACACAAATAATAAAACATGGAATGATAATTACCTTGCGTTTGTGTATATATCAAAAGCAAAACTTAACTAATGGCATATCAATATTATAATAGATATAGTGATTTTCTAATTAACGGAGAACAAACCGTTGTTCCCTTTGTGGAATTACCTCAAAAAACAACTGACAAATCTTTTATATATAAGGTTGCTAGAAGTAGACTGGATGTTGTTTCGCAAGAATTTTATAACTCACCGTATTTTGGTTGGTTAATATTACAAGCAAATCCACAATTTGGAGGATTAGAAAATAATATATATGATGGGGCGATATTGATTATTCCATATCCATTACTACCTTCCTTACAGGATTACAAAGGAGCATTAGCAAACTATTTTTATTATTATGGCAGGTAACGTACAAGGAGACAATAGTGGTAACATATTGGTTGAGTTTGATTATAATAATATTATTATGGTTGACCCCAACAAAACAATAGATTCTTTTAGAAATATTAGAGAAAGATTGGTTGACCACGAAAAATTGGTTATGTTTGCAAACCTTGAGGCTGAGGTTATACCAAGAACAAAATTGGCTGTAGGTGGAACATCTGAAGATAGAATTAGAACTATTTCAGTTGCTAAAATGAATTTTTTAAGACCAACCGAGGATACTTTTTTAACTACAGGTTATTATGATGAGTTAACGGGTAAAAACGCAAAAAATGGTTTAGGTCAAAACCAAATGAGACAGGAAATTATAGAGCCTGTTGGGTCAAAACCGTATGAAAAAAATACAGTTAGTGCTCCTGGTGATAAAGCAACTGACAATGGTTTATTAGGTATTACAAGTATTAATGTAACAACTAATACTGCGTTTGTACCAACAGTAACAATGCTCTTAGAAGATATTCAGGGAAGAGCGTTATTCCAATTAGGTAATGATTCACCATATTCGGCATTTTTTAATTTGCCATATTGTCCATTTTATTTAACATTAAAGGGTTATTATGGACAAGCAGTGAGATACCAACTGAATTTAAAAACGTTTAATGCATCATTTAATGGAAATAGTGGAAATTATCAAATAAGATTGGAATTTATTGGATATAAATTTAATATCTTGAATGAGGTATCTATGGGTCACTTACTTGCTGCTCCACATATGTATAGTACAAGATTTAACATTTCTAAATCACCAACATCACCTGAAGGTGGAGATAAAAACACTAGAGCTAATGTTTCACAGACAGGTGCGATTTCAAAAGAATCTACAATAAGTACTGATAATATATCAACTCAACTAGTATCTGAAAAAGGATATCAAAAAGTGGTTGAACTTTATAGTGAGTATAAGGCGAAAGGGTTAGTTAGTCCTGATTTTCCTGAAATTACCTTTGCACAACTAATGAGTAAAATTCAAAATTTTGAAAGAAATATTGTTAACTCATATAGTAAAGTTGATGTTGCACCGTTAACAAATATTAGGGCATACAAAGAGACGTTAAAAAATTATTATAACACTATCATTGGTGAAAGAACGTCTTGGTTCAACACTTATTTAGACCCAAATCCTATAATTTTAAAAGACACTAATGAACAAGTTTTCTTTTTTAAAGAAAATATAAGAAAAGACCCTGTTGCACAACAAAGAGCTAAAAGTCTTTTAAGTGGATATACTACTGAATTTAATAAATTACTTGCATCAAACCCAACACTTGGAGCCGAAAGCCAAACACCTATTAAAAATAGTATTAATTATAATACGTTTTTAAGAAACATTATCCCATCGGATATTAATTTGGATAAAACAACAACAGAACAAAAAGGAATTATTACACCAACTGAGGCTGACAAGTTATCAATGAATATGGAATTAGAAAAAATACTTAAACCTATTTCCGAAAAAGACGCATCTGACACTAGAGCGGTAAGCACTATTGGTAATATTATTACATCTCCATTATATATTTTTGAGGGTGGGGGAAGAACTTCATTGAGACTTCCTAGATTTGAAGTTTTAATTTCTGAAATGGAGACAATTGCAAATCAAAAACTCTCAGAATACGAAAAAAAAATAACCGAAGATTTTGCAAGAAAAATTGAAGATTCGTCAACAGGTATTGGATTTAGGCCAACCGTTAGAAATATTTGTGCTGTTATTATGGCTTCAGCGGAAGCGTTCATTAGATTACTTGATGATGTTCATACAAACGCTTGGAATGTAAAATACGACCCAATAAGAAAAAATGCTATTTTAAGTAATCCATCGTCAGCACCAGGAACCGATACAATTGATGATGTAAAAATATCTGCGAGTGCTCAGGCAAGTAATCAAGGATTATCTACTTCCCAAATACCTGTGTATCCGTGGCCACAATTTTTTGTTGAGGTAACGGAAGAATATAAAAAAGGTAGATTCCAATTGGCGTATCTTGGTGACCCAAAATATGTTGACCAAACACAAGGTTCTCAATTTGCAAAATGGCCTGAAGTAGAGTTTGTTGAAGAATATATGAGAGGATTAACACAAAAATTTAATCCACCAACTAATGAGCCATCAATTGATAGTCAATCAACTACAAATATTATTAATGTTAATGCTATTGAATATCCATCTGCGGGCATTGCATATGTTAATAAAGAAGAAATTAAATTTTTCTATGAGATATGGGAAAGACAATATTTAACATCAAATTATTCTGGATTTATAAGGTCTAATACTAATCAATTAAATCAATTGGTTGATTTGGTGACTAGTGCAGAAACAAATAATATTGTAACAGGGTTAGGTGTTAGTTCACCTTATTTAAATCTAAAGTTAAAAAATTATGATATAACCGCACAAAACTACCCACTATTTTTAGAGAGTATCTCAAATCAAGGAACGGGTAGGTCATATCAAGATTTTATTAGGGATTTTTATGTGACACCTTATATTAAGAATATAACAGAAAATTCTTTTAATATTCTTGGTATTAATGATTTAGGTAGAGAACCACAAACAAGTACAAACTCATTAGCGTTAACACAATTAGTTAAAAATGCGACAAATGAACCATTAATTATTGACACATATCCATTTACCGACCCTTCTTGGGTTTCAAATAATATGAGTCTTAGTAATGACGCTTCTAAAAATTCGGTTTATAATACAACAAATGTTTTAAGTGTTTTTGTTCCAAGAAATGTTATTTCAAATTTTGATAGCATTTACAATTATACAACAAATAGACCTGTTACAAATTTTTCTTATTTAAATGTTAAAAACCCAATTGAAATACTTGGAACCAATAACTTAGCCTTTTTTTATGATATACAAAGAAAAGACCCTGAATTCTTTGTACCATCTGAAGGATACGTTAATTATGTTTCCCCAACCAAAAATTTAACAATAGAGACAACAACCTCAATGTTAAACACACCATACTTTATTAATGCAATACAAAATGGTGTATATAATTGGAGGAGAAAAGATAAGTATGCTTATACTCAGGCGGCGTATCTTTTTATAAATTCATTACCATTAGCGTCTCTAAGAGAAAGATATAAAACTGTTGGAGCGTCAAGTGAGTTAGATTATATTGCATCTTGTTTTAAAAAGTTTGGTGCAATTCATAAAATGCCATATGCTTGGGTATTGAAAATGGGTTCTATATGGTATAGATATAAAACTTATAAAAATAGTGGACTTGATATATTGGACTCTGCTTGGAAAAACTTTGACTACAAAGTAAATTTTGACCCAATAACTAGTTCAGACACAAAAACATACACATTTAAATTTGGTGGGGTTGACCAAAATATAACACTACAACAATCTAATACTAATAGTATATCAATTCAAACAGGATTTTATCCTAAAGTTATTAATGATTTTAATGTGTTTTATAATGGGTATGACTTATACCAAACATATTCTGATACCGAAATACAAGATAGTGTTAATGGGGGTATTAATCTTTTTAATTTTACGGGCTCAAGAATATTTGCAAGTCAAGGGACTTCGGCAATTACTGTGAATACGTGGTCAGTAATATTACCTAATGGTATTGCGGACTTGGCACAAAATTCTCTTTCTTGTTCTCCACTTCCAAAAACAACAAACGCAAAATATTATGTTGTTCCATCTTTTGGTTCGTCTATTAATCAAACACAGATTGAATGTGTTACTAATAATAATACTGTTGTTGATTTAACTAATAACCAATCAATGTATAATGGTTCTGTTAGATTATTATGGTCAACATCAAATTTTGGGTATTTTGATAATAATCAAATAAGTAAGCCACAACCTGATTCATATTTAAATAAAATTTTAACAGGGACATCAAAACAATCATCATTTAACTTAAAGATGGATGATGATTATTCTAAAATTGAAGAAATTTTTTCAGTTTTTGATAAGAGTATTTTAGATAAGTTTGAACAAGAATTTTTAAATTTTTCAAAACCAATTTCAGATATTGATTTAGGTGTACAGATTGAAGTACCAATTGGGGATTCTCCTGTGGATAGTAATGCGGTATATAAAAATTTCCAATACTTGTTTAGAACATTAATGGGTGTTAATGGAAAAGAGACATCAACATCAAATGATGAATATTTTAACACAATTGGAAGTACTCAATTAGTATCTTTTTCAAACACAATTAAAACGTTTTTGGAATATGATGTTATGTTAAAATATGGTAATCCTGCAAATTATAAACGAAGAGTGTTTGATTCGTTTTTAGCATCTAATGGTGGCAGTTCAACAATTACTGACCCTATAATTTTTACACCGTACGTTAATAATACATTACCATCAAAAACTAATACAACCACTTTAATCCAATCTAAAACTAATTTTTCACTTGAATGGACGGCATTAGAAACAGAAGTTGGGTTCTCAACAATTGCAAATCTTAGATATGATGATAATGGTTCATATATTACCGATTTTTTTATTGATAATAATATAGGTTTTACCGTTGATAATATTGTTTTATGTTCACCACTTATTAAAATGTATGCAACTCAAAAGTTGTATACTCCAACATTGACAAGTTCTGAATTTAAAACCAGACTTAACACATATCTAGAAGGTACAAGTGGATTACAAACAATTTTATTAAATCAAATTTTAGGTAAAGTTAGAGCCGAATTACCAAACCAACAAGAATTACCCGAAAAAACAATTAGAAGTGTTATTGATGGTACACAAAGTAAAGTTGAAAATTATGAAATGTTCAAAGCCTTAAACGATAAGTGGATTGCTGGTGGGGATTTTAAAACAAAAACATTGTTTGAAGATATGTTATTCTTAGATAGGGCATCAAGGAATATTGGGGATACTGTTATTATTGATATTTTTTCTTTAAAAGATAAGTTAACTGAAAAGTCACTTAATATGTCAATGAGTGTTTTTACATTCATAAGTGGTATTTTAATTCAAAATAAATTTAATGTAATGCCATTACCAGCATATGTTAACTTTTATAATGTTCAAGAGGTTGATGGGACAACAATACCACAACCAGAGGGTAGTTTACAATTTGCCAACAATATGTGGGGAACATTCTTAGATGTTGATTATAGAAAATCTGGGCCTAAATTAATTTGTTTTTATGTTGGAATCCCATCAACACATTTAGATTTACCAAAGGGTAATTCAAGATATAGAGATGATGGATTTGAATTAAGAAGGGCTTCGGAAAATCCACTAATTGAAAATCAAGTCGGAAAGAAAGATTGGGCGGTTTCAAATAAATGTGTTGGATTTAATGTTGATATTGGAATTAGAAATCAAAATATTTTTTATTCATTTAATGTGTCAATGGATAGTGGAAAGGCAACATCTGAATCAATTCAGGCTCAATTGGATATGGTTGACCAAGCAAATGGAAAAAATACCACAACACAAAATGTTAGTTTATACAATCTTTATAAACAAAGAAGTTATAAATGTGATGTGACTTGTTTGGGTAATGCTTTATTACAACCAACAATGTATTTTAATCTTAGACACGTACCGATGTTTAATGGTCCATATATGATTACTGAAGTTAATCATACTATAACTGCGGGAAGTTTTCAAACAAGGTTTGGAGGTATTAGACAAGGAATATATGATTTACCGTCAATAGATAATCTTTTACAAAGTATTAATCAAAACGTTTTAACAGAAATTGAGAACATTGTTAAATCTAAAAAAGATAGTGTTACTGACAAACCAATAACTAATATTAATAAATCCGCATTACTTTCACAGAGTGGTGATAATAGTGCCGCAGCACAAAATTCGTGTTCAAACAATTTAAATACTCAATACAGTACTTGGGAAGTTGTAGAATCTAAGACAACATCATTATCACCACAACAACTTGCAGATGTTATAACACAAAGAACGGCAAATGAAAATTTACAAGTTTTTATTTATATTATGTGTTATATTAGAACATTTAAAGGAGGTACATTTTATGGATATAATAACAATTATGCTGCGGTTGAATTAAATTACGATTTTGGATTAACAAGTGATAAGTTTATACAAAAACAATATTCTTGTGTTAATGTTCCAAATTCAAAAGATACGACAACCTCACAACCTGTTGCAAATTTTAAAAATGTTGAAGACTTTGTTGATTTTATGATTGCAAGATTATTACCAAGAATTGACCAAATATTTGTTGATGGGTTGTCAATACCTAAATTTTATGCTTGTTCTTGGCCTGGTGAAAATAGTAATAATGCGGTTCCAACAAGTTATTATGATTCACATATTAATGAATATACAAAATTAATTAAAACTACTAATGAAGGATATTCTTCTGCGGGAGAAGTTAGATTAAATGTTGAGTCCGTTAAAGGTGCTAGAACCGCAGATGAAATACAAAAACAAAAAATTGCCGACCTTAACGCTGGAAAAACACCAGCACCAAATAATCTTAATACAACTACAACCGTACCTGTTGCGTGCCCTCCACCGACAATAAAATCATTCTCACCTAATATTGGTGTTAATAATACTATTTTGAATATTGTTGGAACTGGTTTTGAAACAACAACAGGAGTTACAATTAATAATGTTTTAACAACTACAGGTATTACTGTTTATACTGATAGCAATATATCGGTAATAGTACCGAAGAGTCCTACTTTAGTAATTCAAACTAATACGATTAGTGTTAGAACAAAATACGGAAATGGTGTAAGTAGTACTTTATTCACCTATAATCCACAACAATCATTACCTGGAGTACCATCATTACCGAATTCAACTTCTGCCGCTAATACAAACCCATCACCAGTAACTTTAATTTCAAGTACTACCTTAGATGGAACATTAAGTGTACAAGTTGCCCCTAATGTTGGGGTTTGGGATATATGGAATTTACCTCAATATGTTTATAATATTACTAAAGTTGTTGCAGGACCAAATAATACACAAAATATAGAGATACTAAAACAATCAACCGTTTTGACAAATGTACCAAATACTAGTTTTGTTTCGGGTAATGTGTTTACAATGGACCAAAACCAATTCTTACTTAATGTTTTAGGATTAAGTCCTGCGGTAATTAATAGTTATAGTGGTGGTAAAGTTAATGTTACTTTTTATGTAAGAGCAATTCCACTTGATAAAGTTAAGAATCCACAAGATGTTTTATTACCATTTAAGATGGAATATATTATTCTTTAATTTAACACCTAAACGATATATTTATATAGAAAGATTTATATGAGCTTAAAATCAACATTAGACAACTATCTTGGAAAATCGGTAAGATTTTCTGAAGAAGACAACGGAGACGGAACTAAACAAGTTTGCGACTTAGATACAGGGGATTGTTACACTGTAAGAGAAAGAGATGGTCTTATAGAAAGAGCAGGTCATCAAACAACTGCCAATAGAAAGGTTAGAGTAGAAACCTCAAGAGGTATAAAACAATTATTAAACGGATAATATAATGAGTTTAGATAAAAAAATATTAAATGAAATTGCAAGATACAGAAGTATCAACAAATATATAACAGAACAAGCGGATGATTTATCGGCTGATTTAGGGGCATTAACACCACCAGAAGGGGGGACAGTTCCACCGCCACCAGCGGCACCTGCACCACCCGCAGCACCCGCACCACCAACGGCAGAACCAATTGATGTCGCAAATGACCCAGACGTTGAGAAGATTGATGATAAGGGTAATTCTGAAGACGATAAAGGTAATGAAACTGGAACAGATGAGTTGGACGTAACTGATTTGGTTGATTCTCAAAAAAATATTGAAAAGAAACAAGACGAGTATTTTGAAAATTTATTTGGACAACTTGGTAAGTTAGAATCAAGATTAGGTGAGATGGATGCGATAATGAATAAGTTAAATGCTCTTGAAAACAAAATTGAAAAATACAGAGAAAAAACTCCTGAAGAAAAATTAGAGTTAAGAACATATGATTCATACCCATTCAATCAAAAATTATCACAATTCTTTGATGACAAAAAAGAAGAAATGGAAAAAACGGGAAAAAATGATTATGTTTTAACACCCGATGATGTAACTGATATTAATTCAAATGACATTAAAAATTCATTTCAAGGAAATAGTGTTCAAAGAGACGAAAACAAATACTAATAATAAAATACAATAATCTAAAAAGGTCGCCAATGGTGACCTTTTTTATTTGACAATTTCGTATTTTGTCTTATACTTATGGAACAATTTAATATAAAAAACATATGATGAGTTCATTAGACGCCGTATTGGCACAGTACGAAAAAACACAACAACAAGGGGCAGGCCCACAGTTCAAAATGTCACAAGACGAGAGAATGAAAAAGTATTTCGCTCTTATCTTAGGTGATAAAGAAAAATCAGGACAACGTAGAGTACGTATCCTTCCAACACCAGATGGTTCTTCACCATTCAAAGAAGCTTGGTATCATGAAATCCAAGTTGGTGGACAATGGCAAAAATTTTATGACCCAGGTAAAAATGACAATGAGCGTTCACCTTTGAATGAGGTTTACGAAGAGTTGATGGCAACTGGAAAAGATTCTGATAAAGAATTGGCAAAACAATACAAATCTCGTAAGTTCTATATCGTAAAGGTAATAGATAGAGACCACGAAGAAGATGGTCCAAAATTTTGGAGATTCAAACACAACTACAAGAATGATGGTATTTTAGATAAAATCATTCCGATTTGGAGAAACAAAGGTGATATCACTGATTCTGAAAAAGGACGTGATTTAATCATTGAGTTAAACAAACAAAAAGCTCCAAATGGTAAAGAATACACCGCAGTATCAACTATTATGCACGATGACCCAACACCACTTCACGCAGAAGACGTACAGTCAAATGCTTGGATTAATGACGAACTAACTTGGTTAGATGTTTATTCTAAGAAAACTGTTGATTATCTTGAAGCAATTGCTCGTGGAGAAACTCCAAAATGGGATAATGAAAAAGGTGGATACGTTTATGAAAACGCAACACAAGAAACCAACAATTTTGGTGGAGCAAAAACTGAGAAGGCTTATGTTGACCCACAAGTTAATGACAAACCTTCTAGCGATTTACCATTCTAATAAAACAAAACACATCATGTATGGTATCTTGTATGGTACCATACATGATTAATTTACAAAACTATGGCAATTAAAAAAAATGATTTCAGTTCAGTTAAGAAAAAATTCTCAACTTCTGCAAAATACAAACCCCAAAGATTTTTTGATTTGGGTTCTGACTTCTTAGATGCTGTTGGATTACCAGGACCTGCAATTGGACATTTGAATATGTTCTTAGGTCACTCGGACACAGGAAAAACAACAGGATTAGTTAAAGCTGCTGTAGATGCTCAGAAAAAAGGTATCTTACCTGTGTTTATTATTACAGAACAAAAATGGAGTTTTGAACACGCTAGACTTATGGGTTTTGAATGTAACGAGATTGTTGATGAAGAAACTGGAGAATTAGATTGGGATGGATTTTTCATCTTTAATAATAGCTTCAGTTACATTGAGCAAATTACAGATTACATTAATAGCTTGTTAGATGCACAAGAGAAGGGTGAATTAGATTATAGTTTATTGTTCTTATGGGATTCAGTTGGTTCAGTACCTTGTAAGATGACTTGGGAAGGAAAGGGTGGAAAACAACACAACGCGTCAACACTTGCTGACAAAATTGGTATGGGTATCAACCAACGTATTTCAGGTTCTCGTAGAGCGGATTCAAAATATGAAAACACTTTGGTTATTGTTAATCAACCTTGGGTTGAATTACCTGACAATCCATTTGGACAACCAAAAATTAAGGCAAAGGGTGGAGAATCAATTTGGTTGAATTCATCTTTGGTTTTCTTATTTGGTAATCAAAAGGGTGCGGGTACAAACAAAATTACTGCAACCAAAGATAAGAGAAGTGTTAAGTTTGCGATTAGAACTAAAGTATCTGTAATGAAAAACCACATCAATGGTTTGGGTTATGAGGACGGAAAAATTATTGTAACACCACACGGATTTTTGGCGGGTAAAGATGCCGCTGAGGAGAAGATTTCTATTGAAAAATACAAAACAGAACATGCGGAGTATTGGAAAGAAATCATCGGTACTGATGGTGATTTTGATTTGAAGGAAGAAAAAGAAGAAGAATAGTTTATTGTTTCACAATTTAATACACAAAATGTGGTTAAAACATTATTAGTTGATGGTTCCAATTTAATAAAAATTGGATTCCACGGAGTAAAGGACTTATATAGTGACGGAAGTCATTTAGGTGCCATTTACCATTTTATAAATACAATACGAAAATTCCTAGAAGAACACAACCACGATAAGGTTGTTGTTTTTTGGGATGCCGAAGATAGTTCACTAACTCGGAAAACAATTTACCCCCAATATAAGGCGAATAGACGACAAGATATGAATGAATTCAAATATGAATCATATCTTACGCAGCAAAGTAGGGTTAAAGAATATCTTGAAGAAGTATTCGTAAGACAAGTTGAAATAATTAACAATGAGGCGGATGACCTTATTGCTTATTATTGTCAAACAGCGATTGATGAAGAGATTATTATTTTCTCTGCAGACAAAGACCTAACTCAATTAATATCAGATAGGGTTACGGTTTATTCTCCAAACACAAAAGAATATTATAAGAATGGCGATAGTATCCTTATTAACAAGGTTAGTATTCCTCACTATAATGTTTTGTTATGTAAAATATTCACAGGGGACAAGTCAGATAATATTGATGGAATAGAGGGATTGGGTGAAAAAACTTTAATTAAATTATTCCCCCAATTGCAGGAGAAACCCTGCACTATGGACGAAATCTTGGATAATGCACGAAATATCCCGCAAAAAAAACCTATAAAAAGTTTATCAAATATTTTGATTGGTAAGACAAAATTGTCTATACTTGGTGAAGAGTATTATAATACAAACAAAAAAATTATTGATTTGAGTAATCCGTTGATTACTGATGAGGGTAAGGTTTTAGTTGAACAAATATTAACAGACACGATTGACCCATCAGACAGAGGATATAAGAATTTAATGAGGATGATGATGGACGATGGACTCTTTAAGTACCTACCAAAAAACGATGATGCTTGGGTTAAATTCCTAACACCATTTATGAAGTTAACAAGAAAAGAAAAAAGACACACAACAAAAAAATAAAATATGAAAGAACAGGACAGTACTAAAATGGAATTCTTGATGACGCTAAACGATAATATCGTAGTTCAGAGATTCTTTAATGTTAGGGGATTTAACCCAAACGCAAAAAATTCGTTGGAGTTATATTATTTCTTTAAATACTTTAAAGAGGAACTCCAACAACACTTAAAAATGAAAACGGTTATCTATATGAGTGATAATATTGATTCTATTATGAGTGACCCATCGGTGATGAATACTTCGTTTACCGAAGGTGCGGAAGAATTTAATATTTATATCAGAATTGGAGACAAGACAATTTGTCATAGAAATTTTGATGGAAAATTGTATCCGCCAAAAGTTCGTTATACGGTTGATGTAAGACCATTTTTAAAAGACGCTCTAAGAGATATGACTGACATTTTTTCAGCAGAAAAATTAAGTTACAAATATTTGAACTTTGAGTTGAACAACTAACTATTTAATTAAACAAGGGAGCGAACAACAACATATGAATAAGAATTTTGATTACTTAGGGAACACATTTCAGATACAACTTTTAAACCAACTTATTGTAGATAAAGAATTTTCAACATCAATTATGGATGTGATTGAAAGCACTTATTTTGATAATAAGTACTTTAAAATTATCTTACAAATGATTAAGGAGTATCACACGAAATATGAGTCAACCCCTAACTTTGAAACTCTTGACCAAATCGTTAAATCTGAAATTTCACAAGAACTTGTTGCTAAAATAGTTATTGATACTATTAAACAAGTTAAAGAGGCTCCATTTGAAGGAAGCACGTTTGTGCAGGAAAAAGCATTGAAATTCTGTAAACAACAAGAGTTACAGAAGGCAATGGACAGAGCACAAAAGATTATTAACGAAGGTGATTTTGAATCGTATGACAAAGTTGAAGGACTTGTTAGAGAAGCCTTACAAGTTGGAGAAAGAGACACGGGTATCACCGATATCTTCTCCAACCTTGATACGGTTTTAGATGACGATTTTAGACACCCAATCCCGATGGGAATACCAGGGATTGATAAACTACTTAAGGGTGGACTGGCAAAGGGTGAGATAGGGGTTATATTGGCTCCAACAGGGGTTGGTAAGACGACAATCTTAACAAAGATTGCAAACACAGCGTTTAATCTTGGATACAATGTTATTCAAATATTTTTTGAAGACAATCCGAAGATTGTTCAACGTAAACACTTTACACTTTGGACAGGTATTGAACCAGATAATCTTGTTCAACACAAAGAAGAAGTGATTAGTAAGATTAACGAAATTCACGAAACAATGAAGAACGAGTTAATCTTGAAAAAACTTCCTTCAGATTCTATGACTATGATGCAGATTAAAAATCAACTTAGAAAATTGATTGCTGATGGTACAAAACTTGATTTAGTTCTTTTGGACTATATTGATTGTGTTGTTCCTGAAAGTTCAAGTAAAGATGAATGGAAAGCTGAAGGGTCAGTTATGAGACATTTTGAAGCAATGTGTCATGAATTAAATTTGGTTGGTTGGACTGCAACACAAGGTAATAGGTCATCTATTTCTGCAGAAGTTGTTACCACAGACCAAATGGGTGGGTCAATTAAGAAAGCACAAGTTGGTCACGTTATCATATCCGTGGCAAAAACACTACAACAAAAAGAAATGAATCTTGCAACAATTGCAATCACAAAATCACGTATCGGTAAGGATGGGGTTGTATTTGAAAATTGTAAGTTTAATAATGAATTACTTGAAATAGATACAGAATCATCTGTAACATTCTTAGGGTTTGGAGAACAACAAGAAGAAAGAAAACGAGATAGAGTAAAAGAATTGTTAGAAAAAAGAAAACAAAGAGAAAATCCTCAAAATAACATAATTTAATAAAAATAAACAAAAGAATAGAAATATGGACGCATCACAAAAGATATTGTCAGAATTAACTGTCTACATGAAGTACTCAAAATTTGTACCTGAATTGAATAGACGTGAAACGTGGGATGAATTAGTTACCCGTAATATGGAAATGCATATTAAAACCTATCCATCATTAAAAGATGAGATTAAAGAAGTGTACAAATTTGTATATGATAAAAAAGTATTACCCTCAATGAGGTCATTACAGTTCGGTGGAAAACCAATTGAAATTTCTCCAAATAGAATTTACAATTGTGCTTACTTACCAATAGACCATTTAGACGCTTTTTCTGAATCAATGTTTTTATTGTTAGGTGGTACTGGTGTTGGATATTCAGTTCAAAAACATCACGTTGAAAAATTACCTGAGATTAGAAAACCAAATCCAAATAGGTCTAGAAGATTCTTAATTGGTGATTCTATTGAAGGATGGGCTGACGCTATTAAAGTATTATTCAAATCATACTTTGGAGAACAATTATCATCACCTGATTTTGATTTTTCTGATATTAGGGCAAAAGGTGCTCAATTAGTAACCTCAGGTGGTAAAGCACCAGGACCTCAACCATTAAAAGATTGTCTTCATAAATTAGAAAGTATGTTAAGTGCAAAAGAAGATGGTGAAAAATTAACTCCGATTGAAGTTCACGATATGGTTTGTCATATTGCTGACGCAGTTCTTGCTGGTGGTATCCGTAGAGCGGCACTTATTTCTTTATTCTCGGCTGATGACCACGAAATGATTGCGTGTAAATCAGGTTCTTGGTGGGAAACCAACCCACAACGTGGTAGAGCTAATAACTCTGCAGCTTTAGTTAGACACAAAATTACAAAAGAATTCTTCTTAGAATTATGGAAACGTGTTGAGGCTTCAGGAGCAGGTGAACCTGGTATCTACTTTACAAACGATAAAGATTGGGGTACTAACCCTTGTTGTGAAATCGCATTGAGACCAAACCAATTCTGTAATTTATGTGAAGTAAATGTTTCAGATATTGAATCTCAAGAAGATTTAAATGCTCGTGTTAAAGCGGCAGCATTCATTGGAACATTACAAGCGGGATATACAAACTTCCATTATCTTCGTGATATTTGGAAAAGAACAACTGAAAAAGATGCGTTAATTGGTGTGTCTATGACAGGTATTGGTTCTGGTGTTGTATTAGGTTATAATATGAAAGAGGCTGCAAAAATTGTTAAAGAAGAAAACACAAGAGTTGCTGAATTAATTGGTATTAATAAATCTGCTCGTATGACAACAGTTAAACCTGCAGGAACAACATCATTAACTTTAGGTACATCATCAGGTATTCACGCTTGGCATAATGATTATTATATCCGTAGAATCCGTGTAGGTAAGAATGAATCAATCTATACTTATTTATTGGAAAATCACCCTGAGTTAGTTGAAGATGAATTTTTCCGTCCACACGATACTGCAGTTATTTCAGTTCCACAAAAAGCACCTGAAGGTTCAATATTAAGAACTGAAAGTCCATTTCAACTATTAGAAAGGGTTAAGAAAATTACACAAGAATGGATTAAACCTGGTCACAGAAGTGGTTCAAATAGTCATAATGTATCGGCAACTATTAGTTTGAAACCTGAAGATTGGGAATTGGCTGGTGAGTGGATGTGGGATAATAGAGATTTTTATAACGGTTTATCTGTACTTCCGTACGATAATGGAAGTTACATTCAAGCTCCTTTTACCGATTGTACTAAAGAAGAATATGAAAAATTATTTTCAAAACTTCACTCAATTGATTTATCAAAGGTTATTGAACATAGTGATGAAACTGATTTAAGTGGTGAGTTGGCTTGTGCTGGTGGAGCTTGCGAGATTAGATAATAAACTCAATCAAAAATAAAAAAAAGGAATATGTATTTTTTACATATTCCTTTTTTATTTATATAATACTATGATAAGAAATTCTGAAGATTGGATATTCCAAGAACACATAAAAAAAATGATTAAATCTAAAGATAACCCAACTGACTTTTATTGGGAAGATGGAAAAATGATAATGACAGAACATCACCATGCGAAACGAGGTAGTTGTTGTGGAAATCAATGTAGACATTGTGCGTATGAACCCAAATATGAAAAAGGGTGCACTACACTAAAAAAAGAATAACACTATATTTATTAACAATGGCTAATGGTACGACATATGGATTAAATTTTCCTTTTAGAGATTCTAGAAGAGGGGATTACTTAGAGTTAACCGAACTTCAAGCACAGGAAATTAAGGCTGACTTAATACATTTGCTTTTAACTAGGAAGGGCTCAAGATATTTTTTACCACAATTTGGTACAAGATTATATGAATTTCTTTTTGAACCATTTGATGGTTTAACATTTAATGCTATTGAATCTGATATTAGGGACGCTATTGAAAATTTTATGCCGAACTTATTAGTTAATAGTTTGAGTATAACACCAGCAGACCCACAAGAAGAGGTTGACATAGCGACAGGACAGAATTCGTTAGGAACAAGTGAATCATCAGTTTATAGATTTCCTGGTAAGGGAACATCAGAATATACTGCAAAAATAAGATTAGATTATTCTACAAATGGTACAACTTTTGCTCAGAGTGATTTTGTAATTATCAATATTTAATAGAAATGGCAAATAATAAAATATCGTATACCGTAAGGGATTTTCAGGGAATAAGAACTGAATTATTAAATTATGTAAGGACTTACTATCCTGAGTTAATTCAGGATTTTAATGACGCATCAGTATTCTCTGTGTTTCTTGATTTAAACGCTGCGGTTGCGGATAATTTAAATTATAATATTGACAGAAGTATACAGGAAACCGTATTACAATATGCACAACAAAGGTCATCAATTTATAGATTTCCTGGTAAGGGAACATCAGAATATACAGCAAAAATAAGATTAGATTATTCTACAAATGGTTCAACCTTTGCTCAGAGTGATTTTGTAATTATCAATATTTAATAGAAATGGCAAATAATAAAATATCGTATA